AAGCGCGTTTACTACTAAGGACTAACATGGCGACAAATTTTGACAAGGCTCTATATCAGGCACCACTTGGCATGGGAGCAGAAGATGATATGGATGGCATAGAGATTGAGGTAGAAGATCCTGAGTCTATGTCTATAGGTATAGGCGATCTTGAGATTGATATCGAGCCGGACAAGGAATCGACGGATGATTTTGACGCCAATATAGCTGAGTACATGGATGAAAGCGAACTTCAAGAGTTAGCTGGTGATTTGCTGTCGGACTTTGATGATGATATCGACGCCCGCAAGGATTGGATGCAAACGTATGTAGATGGCCTAGAACTATTGGGAATGAAGATAGAAGAACGATCAGAACCATGGGAAGGTGCATGTGGCGTTTACCATCCGCTGTTATCTGAGGCTTTAGTCAAGTTCCAAGCCGAGACGATTATGGAGACATTCCCAGCAGCGGGGCCAGTAAAAACTAAGATTATTGGTAAAGAAACACCTCAAAAGAAAGACGCTGCCGAGCGTGTGCAAGACGATATGAATTATGAGCTTACCGAAGTAATGGTGGAGTATCGTCCAGAACATGAGCGCATGGCATGGGGTTTAGGTCTATCTGGCAACGCTTTTAAGAAAGTCTACTTTGATCCTAGTCTTAATAGACAGGTAGCCTTGTTTGTTCCAGCCGAAGATGTTGTTGTTCCTTATGGCGCGTCTAATTTAGAAACGGCTAACCGTATGACTCATGTCATGCGCAAGACTAAGAATGAATTAAGAAGGCTGATGGTTGCTGGTTTTTATAAAGATGTTGACCTGCCGGAGCCGCAGAATTCGTTGGACGATGTAGAGAAGAAGATTGCGGAACGTATGGGATTCCGCGCTACATCGGACGATAGATATAAGTTGTTGGAGATGCAGGTATACCTAGATTTGCCAGGTTACGAAGATAAAGATGAAAAAGGTAAAAAAACTGGCATAGGTCTGCCATACATTGTAACTATCGAAAAAACTTCTCAAGAGATTTTAGCTATCAGAAGGAACTGGCATCCTGAAGATGAAACGTGCCAGAAGAGGAATCATTTTGTTCACTACCCATATATACCCGGCTTTGGCTTCTACGCCTTTGGCCTTATACATCTTATCGGCGCTTTTGCTAAGTCTGGCACTTCTATTATTAGGCAGCTTGTTGATGCTGGCACTTTATCAAACTTACCTGGCGGTCTTAAGACTAAGGGAATGCGGGTTAAGGGAGATGACACTCCAATTTCTCCCGGCGAGTTCCGAGATGTGGACGTTGCGTCAGGAACGATTAGGGACAACATCCTCCCTCTCCCATACAAAGAACCAAGCCAAGTCCTTTTAGCGTTGATGAATCAGATCGTTGACGAAGGTCGGCGATTTGCTGGTGCGGCAGATTTGAAGATTGCAGATATGTCATCCAACTCTCCAGTCGGTACAACACTAGCTATTTTGGAGAGAACGCTCAAAGTAATGTCGGCAGTGCAAGCGCGTGTTCATTACGCGATGAAGCAAGAATTAAAACTGCTGAAAGAAATCATTCGTGACTACACGCCGGAAGAGTATGAATACGAGCCGGTGCAGGGTTCGCGCCGCGCTAAGAAATCTGACTATGACTTAGTTGATGTCATTCCAGTATCTGATCCAAACGCTGCAACCATGGCACAAAAGGTTGTGCAGTATCAAGCTGTAATGCAAATGGCGCAGGCCAATCCGCAGATCTATGATTTGGTAGAACTTAACCGCCAGATGTTAGAAGTCTTGGGAATTAAGAACATTGGCAAATTAGTTCCTAATGCAGAAGACCAAAAGCCTAGAGACCCTGTGTTTGAAAACATGGCAATCATTAATGGCAAACCAGTCAAAGCGTTTATTTATCAAGACCATGAAGCGCATATTCAGGTTCATCAATCAGCTATGCAAGATCCAAAAATCATGCAGATGGTTGGTCAAAACCCCAAGGCTCAGATGATTCAAGCCTCTGCTATGGCTCACATAAATGAGCATATAGCATTCCAGTACCGTAAAGAAATAGAGAAACAGTTGGGCATTCCTTTACCAGATCTGGATAAAGAATTGCCAAAAGATATGGAAGTAGAAATATCCCGAATGATGGCGCTCGCGGCACAAAAACTGTTGAGCAAAGATCAGTCGGAAGCACAGCAGCAGCAGGCACAACAAGCGTCTCAAGACCCGCTAGTTCAAATGCAGCAGCAGGAGTTGCAACTTAAAGCTAAAGAAGTAGACCTTAAAGAGAAGAAACTTGCTATGGATGCGGCGGCTGAAGCAGACCGTATTGAGCTTGAGAAGCAGAAACTTGAGTCTCAAGAACGTATAGCTGGGGTGCAAGCTGGGGCGAGAGCTGCCGCAGAAAAAGCCCGCTTAGATGGAGAGTTAGAGCTTAAAGGAGTTGAACTTGGTAGTGCCATGGCAAAACAAAGATTTGACATGGAACATCAAAGCAAGCAGCACGATCTCAATGTTCACAAAACATTGAATCCTCCTACAACATCGAAAGGTAAATAATCATGGATAAGGTGTTTGAAATTCTCATTCAACAAGTGAGAGATAAACGTCAACAGATAGTCGAGGCCGTCTCAACCAACGCCGCCAAAGATTTTTCTGATTATCAAAAACTCTGTGGCGAGATTCGGGGTCTCTCGATAGCGGAGGGCTTTATTCTTGACCTTGCAAAAACTATGGAGCTATCTGATGAATGAAATCGCAATCGCCACCGAAGACGGCGAGGTATCAACTTTGCCACAAACCGCAGAGGAGAAAGCGAAACAATTACCGGATCCAACTGGGTATCACATCTTAGTAGGACTGCCGGACAAAGAGGAAAAATTCGAGAGCGGCCTGTTAAAAGCAGACCAAACCATGAATCACGAACAGATTCTGGCTACCGTATTTTTCGTAATCAAAATGGGCCCAGATTGCTACAAAGACGCAAAACGGTTCCCAAATGGCCCATGGTGTAAGGAAGGGGATTTTATTCTCGCCCGTCCTAATACTGGCACCCGTTTAAAGATACATGGTCGTGAGTTCCGCTTAATAAATGACGATGTGGTTGAAGCGGTTGTTGATGATCCGCGTGGAATATCTAGGGCTTAATAAAGGAGAAACAAATGGCTACAAACAAAATGGATTCGGATAAATTTCAGTTTCCCGATGAAAAAGGCACATCTGCCGAGGAAGATAATTTTGAGATAGAGATTGAGGACGATACTCCACCAGAGGATCGAAACCGGCAGCCTTTACCCAAAGAGATGGTCAAAGATCTTGAAGAAGATGAGCTTGAAGACTATAGCGACGGGGTTAAGGAGCGGATAAAACAGCTTAAGAAAGTTTGGAATGACGAGCGTCGAGAAAAAGACGCAGCCATTCGTGAACAGCAAGAAGCTATTAATTATGCCAAGCAGGTTATGGAAGAGAACCGTGCATTAAAAGGACGGTTATCTACAGGTGAGCAGCACTTTATCAACACCTACAAATCTGCTGTAGAGATGGAGATGGACAACGCTAAACGGGATTACAAGGACGCTTACGACCAAGGCGATTCTGACCGTTTGTTGGAGGCGCAAGAAAAGTTAAATCAGGCTCAGTTCAAACTACAGAAAGCAAATGAGTTTGTTCCGTCTAGACAACCGGAAGAAGTTGATGTACAACCCGCAACAAATCCAGCTCCTCGCCCTGACCAGCGTGCGATTGCGTGGCAAGAGCGCAATGAATGGTTTGGTAAGGATGAGGAGATGACTAGCCTGGCACTGGGATTACATCAGAAGCTAGTCGCTCAATACGGGACGTCATATCCGTCTACCGATGAGTATTGGAAAAAAGTCGACGAAACAATGAGACGTCGATTCCCAGAGAGTTTTGGGGATGGGGAAGAAGCGACACAAAAATCGCAACGACCTACTAGACCTGCATCTGTCGTAGCCTCCGCTGACCGCAGCACACCGTCAAAAAAGGTGAGGTTGAAGCAGTCGCAAGTCCTGATTGCCAAGAAATTAGGATTAACACCGGAGCAATACGTCAGAGAAATGATGAAATTGGAGGCTTCAAATGGCTGAGAATAGAACACCACGAAATATTGAGACTCGCGTCCAAGCGGAACGCCCTAAGCAGTGGAAACCCGCAGAGCTTCTGCCAGAACCAGACAAGCTCCCAGGATATGCGTATAGATGGATTCGTGTTGCGCTTCAAGGAACTGCTGACCCACGTAACTACTCTGCCAAACTCAGAGAAGGTTGGGAGCCAGTTAAGATTGAAGAGCAACCACAATTTCAACTGCTAGTCGATGAAGGTAGCCGTTTTAAGGATGGCATCGAAGTCGGCGGATTGTTGCTTTGCAAGACCCCGCTAGAGTTTGTGGATCAAAGAAACAACCACTATCTAAAGCAATCTGAAGATCAGATCAAGTCTGTAGATAACAATCTAATGCGACAAAACGACCCTCGTATGCCGCTGTTTAAAGAATCGAAATCATCGACGTCTAAGAGTGGTGGCTAGTTAATTTTTTTGGAGTAAATAATGGCATATCCAACTGTAAACAAGCCTTACGGCTTACTACCGGTCAATTTGATCGGTGGACAGGTATTCGCCGGTTCTACTCGCTTGATGTCTATTGCTAGCGGTTACGGCACCGACATCTTTTATGGCGACGTAGTAAAGCGCGCATCAGACGGTACTATTCAGAAAGATAGTGGCACTAGCACAGCTACGCCTGTTGGTATTTTTTTAGGATGTACTTACACAAGTCAAGAATCCAAGCAGAAATTGTATTTTCAGAACTATCCTGCTGGCACAGTCGCAAATAATATTCAGGCTTATATAGCTGATGATCCTGATGTTTTGTTTAAAGTAGCAACTGTATCTACCGGTACTACCGTAGCTTTTTACGGTCCA